ATGAGTATTGATAGTGGCTCACATCAATCATTTTATTCATTCAATGGCCAAGCAAATGCCATCCAAAATGGCGCATCAGTTACAGTCCCTACAATGGGTTCGATGATGTGTATCAATCCCGCCAAATACCTATGTTTGAATCCATTACTTTCTAACTCTAGTATTGGGCAATTTAATTTACAAATTACAATCTCTTCATTCACTAACCAATTCCCATTTTCTATCCAACCTCAAGGTGTGATCATGTGTGTAAATTCTGGATACTTCGTCACTGAGACTGGCTCCAGTAGCATCTTTACGGCCGTTCTTGATAGACAATTGGTTCTTGATGCTAAACAGCAAGAAGATCACAATGTCATCGATGAAGAACTTTACAAACGCGCCGTTGGTGGAAAACTTCACCGTGGCTCATCTGGAGTTGCCAAGATGGTTAAGCATATGGGCAGACACAAGAAGAAGGGCGCAATGGCTTCTTCAAGTGAGGAATCCGCAATGAATGTTAGCGGCCTTAAAAAATTGCTTGGAAAGAAAAAGAAATAAATTAAAAAATTAGATAAATAAAAAATATATAAATATAATATGTCATCAACTTCTGCCATTATAACAATATGTAATAAAAAAAAGATTCCAGATGCTATCATAGATTTAATATTTGAGTATCTTAAATTAGATTTTAATGGCGGTCATATTTTTATTGATGAATTTATAAAAAGAGGAATACCATTAGTTCATGATTTATCATATCACTCAGAAAAATTATTTTTTAATAAAGCATTAACGAAATTACATTATAAAATGTCAAAACATATGACAGAGGTTATAACTGGGGTTTATTGGTATGAGAAACGATATATATTTGACAAACAGTATATGACGGAATCTGAGCATAGAAAACTCAATGAAAGCAAAAAAAGATATTTTCGCAGTGACTATTAAATATAATAAATATTTTTTTTTGTTTGATTACATATATATAAAAGTATTACAAAAGCAAAATTTTACAATGAGATCAGCCATTATGAGCAACCAAAAAATAATTGACGAAATTGATGCAGTTAGAGATAATTTCATTCATTCTAGGCCTGAAATGATGATGTCAGTATTTAAATCAACAAGAAAAGGCGATGGTAGAACTAATAAATTGGATCATGCAGTAAGTAGGCCAATTTTTAAAGATGATCGCGGTGGAGGGTCAAAATCATTCCAATCTCACCCATTAGGTTATCAACCACCTAATGGGAGTACAGCAACTGCTGATCCTTTATTTTCTGGCGTTGTAGATAGGCCTGTTCCAAAAAAAGAAAGAAGAAGATATAATATGTCCAAACCTATTACACCCATCGCCGAAGCATTAGACTTAATTGATCCTAGAGATGACATGCCAGAGTTTGAGGGACCATTTGACCCAATTCGTAGATATTTAAATAAAAAATCTAAAGGTGGTGCAATGCTAAAAGCACCATTGCCCCTAACTGGCGAAGATTCGGAATCTGATGAAGAGGGTGCTGGATATCTTAATGGATATAGCTCAAGCGATGATGAAGATGACTATGATGATGGTGCCGGATTTGTTAAAGATAGTGCAAAAAAAGCATATGGCGCCCTTAGTAAAAAGTCACAAGATGCGATTGCAAAACTTGCACCATATGCCAAAGAAATTTCAAAAAAATTAACATCTCCAATGGCTTTAAAAATTGGCGCATCTGGACTTTCTATTCTTTTAATGGCACTCGCGTCTAATTATGTCGGGCCATATGTAAGTAAAGCAATTATGCCAGCAATTACTGCAAAAGTATTTCAAATATCTGCAGATGTGAGTGAAGGTATTATGAGTTTAGCCACGGCAAAAAAAGAAGTTAAAAAGGCCGCGGATGAAGCCAAAGAAAGAATGCATGAGCCATCTGAAGAAAAAACCGAAAGAACATATGTCCCTGAAGGAGTTGAGGAGGAAGAGGCTAGTGGCTTAAGGCGATTTGGTAAAAGAAAAGCAGTCGCAGTATTTTCCAAAGGAAAAACAGGTGGTAAAATCAATAAAATTGTTGGAACTAAACGAGGCGAAACTGTACGCGGTGCTTTAATCGCAGAGTACATGAAAAAACATAAAGTTCCACTTGGTGTAGCAAGTAAAAAAGTAAAGGAATTGGGCTTATACTAAATAAATAAATAGCATTTTTTTTTATTACTATTTATATAATCATTAACTCTTTTAGAAAAAGTGCCCGCAGAAAGTCCAACGGAGTTGAAATTTCGACAGTGCATTTGCAATGGATAAACTATCGAAATCATCGCGAGAAATATATGATAGGGCTATAAATTTCTTAACTAGTGATTATGCCAAATTATTAGGAAAGAACGCTATAATTAGTATTTTATCATTAATGTTAATTGGTGGTCTCGCTTCAACTGGATTATATACTACCGAAAACATACAGTCCGAAATTGATAAAAATATGCCAATACAAAATAAATTATCTCAACTGGCAGATACTTCATTTTCTATGCAATCTGACAAGAGGCCAACTAAAAAACGTGTAGCAAAACATGTAGAAGAAATCTCTGAATTACTTATCAGTATATTATCAAAATTAGGAGGGATAGAAAGTAGAGATTTCTCTAACTTAAGGCAATCATCAAGAAAAACTATAGGGACGGGGCTTAAGGGTAAGGGATTTCTTGATGATTTTAAAGCAATGTCAAAAAAAGTTTATAAAGAATTAACTTCAGATGAGGCTAAATTAATTGGTAAAACTGCATTAACTACCATAATATTGGCGGCGATGGGGTATAGTGCGCATAAAGCATTTAATGGTAAGCCATCGCAATATTCATCAAAAGAATATGAAAATGCAATTAAATCTGGAGATTATACAAAAGCCTCAGACATTATTAATAAAAGTTTTGTAGAAGGTGATCAATTTCCAACTAGTAATATTAAGACTTTAAAAGATTTAAATGATGCGCAATTTGCAAAACAAGCGGCCGAGTTTGTCGCAAATAAAAAAAAAGCAATAAATAAACCAACATTGTATGATCCATATAGTTATCCTGATGACCCACAAACCCCACAAACAACAGCTAGTGGGTTAAAAGGTGGTAAATGGACTACTAAAGATATTAAAGATTATATTCATAAAGTTGTAACGAGTAAAGAGGCAAAAGGATTAGGAATTGCAGCATTAACCAGTTTAATAATTGCTGGATTGGGTATTGCTGGATATAAGGCTCACCAATATACAAGAGATCGACTAAATCCTGATGTTACCGATTCAGATTTTATAAAAAGCCAAAGAAATAATGCAAAGTTAAAAGCAAAGGAAAAAGATATAATTCCAATAAAAAGATCGACCCAATTTATTGATATGTTAGAAGAGGAAGACCCACAACATAATTTAAGCGTGCCTTTATCAAAATTAAAATTGTCTAAACGTGTAGTATTGGGGGATTTAGGTACGTATAATTTAGACAATCCAGAAGGTATTAAACGTTATATTGCCGAACACCCAGAATTAATAACATATGATTTAAGCAAAGGCAATTTAGAGCGAGAAGAAGATGTAAGAGAAATAGTAGATGATATAATTGACAATATTGGATCTAATAATATGACAAAGCCAGTTGCAAAAAAAATGGCAAGTGATTTAGTTGATAGTATTATGTCTAAAAAAATTATAAATCCTATACAAATGAATATATCTATGAGTGGGAATAAACAATATAAAGCACCAGAATTTAATGATTATTATTCAAAAGAAGTAGTAATTCCACCAAATAAGAAAGCAGAAGTAGTAAAAGAAGATAAACAAGAAGCTAGAGAAGCTTGGGACAGGATTAAAGCAGCTAAACGAGAAGATTATAAAGAATGGGAAAGGGCTAGAGAAGAATCCCAAAAAGGAATATTAAGGCATGAGTTAGACAAAATGACAACAGATCAAAGGACTGAATACTTCAAGACTCATAAATTACCCCCAGATGAGTTAAAATCTATTTATGGTATGCACCAAAAAGAATATGAAGCTATTCAAAAAAATTTAGAATCTGGTAAGGGTATGAAAGGAAAAGGATTTTCGGATGATGCCAAAAAAATAAAGGATAAAATTTATAAGGCTATTACGAGCCAAAAGGCAAAAACAATTAGCGCTACTGTTTTATCTACTTTAATATTAACCGCATTAGGTGCAATGGGATACCATAAGATAAAAAATTATGAAGATAAATTAAGATCAATAGAAGAAAATGCATTGAGTAATTCTAGAGATAGAAATTTTATTAAAAAAATGGAATCTGAATGGGAAACTGAATATAAGCCAGAGGAAGAAAAAACCCCCGCAACACATTTTACCGGTGAAGGATTAAAAAAATATACCGATAAAGAATTAAAAATAGCATCTAAAAAAATTGCAGATTTAATCCAATATGCGAGAGATTTATATTTAGATAAGGCCGCATTATTTTCATTAATTACATTTTTATTGGGTAGTGCTGGATATGGCGGATTTAGGTATATAAAAGGCAAAGCAAGAGCATCTGAGCCAATTGGATATATTCCAGAAGATGATGTTAGAGCGGCCTTAGAAGAATATGCAACTGGAAAGCATAGAATGGCCGAAAATATAAGAGCCGATACTAGGAATGCAAATTTGCCATGGGGCGCATTTGGATTTGGGCTAAACAAGAAATTAAAGGGGGGCGACTTATCAAAGTTTGGAGATTATGCAAAGAAGAAAGAAGAAGCCGAAAAGGTTGCTAAACCAATTGCTAAAAAGATTACAGATTTGATAACTTCAGATGAGGCAAAATTAATTGGTAAAGCCGCAATCCAATATTCTATTTTAACAGCATTAGCAATTTTAACAGGATATGCTGGAAAAAAAGTAGCAGAGAAGGCAATTAAATTATATCCTGAAGATAAAAGTAAAATAAATGATCCTGAAGCAATTATGCAAAGTTTTGGCGAAAATGCCCCAACTGGTGATACTGAGGCCGTACAGGCAGCAATGAGACAAAAAGCAACAACTGCGGCCCTAAGAAAGGCATTTAAGCCAGATCCTACAATAAAGAAACCAGATGACCGTAGTTTTATTAGGCCTCCTGAAGGGAGAATTGTATCTTCAGAAGTATTAAATTTAAATCGATATTTACTTGAAAATCCAACCAAGCAAGGAGTTGTGCAATATTTAAAGGATATGGGATATAGTCAACCATATTCTGAAGCGATTCTGAGAGATGATCCAGCATTAGCGACCATATTTAATGAAAAAATGCATTCTAAGGCACCGCTAGAGGCTGTAAATAGATATAAACCTCCTACAACTGGTACATATAGAAATCCAAGTGATATTAGCGAAACTGGTGCGATGGAGCTATCGCATCTGGATGTATATAAAAATATTAAGAAATTATTACACCCAACAAAAATAGAAGAATCAAAAGAAGAATTTAAATCAATTATGCAACAGGTTGCACCGACTATTTCCGTTAGTAGTATGGAAGACGCATTAAAGGCGCAAGAAGAACTTGAAAAAAATAGACCTAATTTCACAGTTAAACAAGATAAGCCATCTTATATTGTACCACCAAAAAAATCAGTTAAAAATATAGCCAAACAATTTTCAGGAACATCTGCACCAACTCCAGAATCGGAAAAAGTTGTTAAATCTCCACCGGTAAAAGCACCAGTAGAAAAATCCAATCCATATCTTGATGCAATGATTAAACCTATTTCAGTAAAAAAAGATGAGGATGATTCTGGAAAAGGTCTTAAAGAAGATTTTACAAAAAAAATAAATCAGGCAGGAGATGGTATTTATAAAGTAATTACATCCCCACAAGTACAAGGAATTGCCGGCGGAGTTACTGCTGGCTTAATTGTATCTGTATTAAGTATGCTAATGCATGAAAAAAGACAAGCAGTATTAGCGGCGAGAAAAATTAATAAATTCCGACCCCCTTCCGAGCGAATACTTGGAGATTTGGGGGATTCGTTTTAATCCATTTGCTACCCAATAAGATTATTTAGTTCTTTTATATTTTTTTGAATATTTCGATGTAAACCCCACAAAATATATGCGGAATATAAACTTGCACTCGGTAAAAGATTATCGATCAATTCTTTCTCTCTTGCATTTCCATAATGTCTAGCCCAGTAATTTTCCCTAAGTTCTTTATTTCCATGATCAATGTACGTCCCACGAACTGGATTCAATAATCCAAAATCATATTTGTCTCCATTTACCAGAGTTACTTGAAACCTTTTATTTCTTTTTGTGCTTGCTCGTATGCTTTTAATCTTTTCCCCCTTTCGATCTTCCATTGTGAATGTTCTTTGAAAAACTTAGTATATCTTATATGATCATCTATTACTGTATAAATCAAAATTCCAGCAATGGAAAATATAATTGGATGTTTTTTAAACATTATTATATATATAACATTTTAAAAAAGATAAAAATGGAAAACAAATTTGATGCAATTTCTTATATGGTAAGTGCAAATGACATAAAAAGAATACTTGGGCATGATATCAAAATAGTTAAGTTTCCAGATCTCATAGAATATAATTCTATGAAAGAAGTATTGCCATTTCCAAATGATTGTGCTATATTATTTTTTCTTGATGAAGTAACTCCTACAAGTAATATTGGACATTGGACTTGCATTATGCGAAATGGTAATAGGTATGAATTTTTTGACAGTTATGGGCTTAGTAGTAAAGAAGATCTTGATCATATTGATAAAGAAAAAAGAGCAAAATTCGGGGAGCAAATTGATTATTTAAAAGAACTTGGTGGTAAGATGTTAACACACAATCCAGTTCAATATCAAAGTTGGAACCAAGACGTGAGCACATGTGGAAGGTATGCAATAATTCGTTTAATTGCATTTATGCATGGAATTAATAATCCTAAATCCTTTTATAAATTTATGTCAGATGCAAAAAAACAATATGGTGCAAAAAGTTTCGACGAGTTGGCAGTTATGTTAACATCTAAATAATTAATTAATTAAATTTTATATTTAGATATTTACTATAATATAAATTTAAAATTTTTACAAATTATTTTTTAACGGTTCGGACAAATTCAATTTATTGAATTTTCCAATTATTTAAAAAAATGGAAACAGAAAATACTGGGAAAAGAGAACTTGACTATTCTAAAATAGTTATTTACAAACTGGTTTGCAATGATGAAAATATTATAGATGTATATGTTGGATCAACAACGGATTTTATTAAAAGAAAATATCAACATAAGAGTTGCAGTAATGGCAATACATGTAAAGTTGCATCTTGCAAAATTTATAAAACAATTAGAGATAACGGTGGGTGGGATAATTGGCAAATGATACAAATTGAAGAATTTCCTTGTACAAATGGAGAAGAGGCGAGAGATCGTGAATTATATTGGTATGATCAATTACATGCTACAATGAATTCTAATAGGCCATTAAAATTATCTGATGCGGAATATTATATACAAACGCGTGAGCATAGAAAACAATATTATGAGCAAAATAAAGACAGATTAATAGAATATGGTAAAAAACATTATGAGAATAACAAAAATTATTATTCAGAATATTACCAAAAAAATAAAGAAAAAAATAAAGAATACCAAATCGAATATGGCAAAAAATATAGAGAGGCTAATAAAGAAAAATATTTAGAATATTCTAAAGAGTATTATAATGAGAATAAGTCTCGGTTTAAACAATACCATGATGAAAATGTAGATACGATAAGAGAGAGAAGTAAAAATCATTATGAAAATAATAAAGAAAAGTATAAGGAATACTATAAATCACATCGTGAAAAATATAAAGAGAATAATAAAAAATATTATTTGGAGAACAAAGAAAAATTCATTACAAAATATACATGTGAGTGTGGATCAACTTTTATGATATCCAATAAGACTAACCATAACAAAGGCCAAAAACATATTAATTATTTAAATTCACAAAAAGAAAATATCTAATTAATATAACTAATTTATTTTTTTTATTATTTTTTCGATAAACTTTTTTAAAATGGCAGAACTAATTGACAATTTAATTGAAGAAATGGGTGGGGCAATGGCTATAACTGATGATGGCGACGATATTGTGGGTGGAAAGTCTAGGAAGAACAGAACAACGACCCAATCAACTAAAGATGTTTACCTTAATAATATTATTAGATTAAATAATAAACAACCAATTAAATATAAAAAAAATGGTGACCCAAATTATGACTTTCTCAAAGATACAGATAAGGTATTAGAGCGAATTGAAAAATTGAAAGGTAATAGCCAAAGAACGTATTTGATTTCAATTGTTACAACTTTGAGAGGACTAAAACAATATGAAACAGTTTATAATTTTTATTACGATAAAATGATGCATATTGCGGAAGAATTAAAGAAGGGTGCAAATACCAAGAGTGAATCACAACAAAAGAATTGGATTGAACAAAGCGAAGTTAACGATGTGTATGAGAGTTTAAAAGAAAAGGCTATGCCATTACTGAATAAAAAGAAAGTAAATGATCAAGAATGGGCAATTATTCTAGATTTTATGATTTTGAGTTTATATGTTTTACAGCCAACCCGGAGGAACCGTGATTATATGCTAATGATGTACGTGAATGATAAAAATTTAATTGAAAATACTGAATTTAACTATTACTTGCCCAAGTTGAAAAAATTTGAATTCAACCAGTACAAGACATCCGGGACGTATAACACACAAGAAGTTGATGTAAATCCGGAATTGGTCGACATCCTTGCAAAATATGTAAAATTACACCCATTAAACAAAGGCAAAGATAAACAAAAGAATTTCTATCTATTAGTTAATTATAAAGGCGAGCCATTACTTGCAGTAAATGCAATTACTAGAATATTGAATAAGATCTTTGGAAAGCCCATCGGGGTTAGTCTCCTCAGGAGTATAAGTTTAACTGATAAATATAAAAAAATTATGGAAGAAATGGACAAAACCGCATCTGAGATGGGTACTTCCTCAAGTACGGCAAAGGCAACGTATATAAAAATGGACAAATAAAAACACAAACTTATTTTTTTTGTTTAATATAACTGTACATTTATCAAGAGTATACAAAAATGTCATCCATTAAAGAATATGCACAAGAAAGAGCCAATATCGCATATGGCAAAAATCACTCTAAGCAAAAGGAAGAATATATGCAAAATATAATAAAAAAGAATAAGTTCTGGAGAAAACATTCAGGTGGTCGATTAGGCGAATCGACAGCAACACATTCACATCATGGATTTAAAATACA